TGCAAAAGAGAATACGACTGACAACAAGCATATTAGAATAACATCTCAAGACGTTATTGTTGGTGCTTCCGCAACTGCAGTCGTATCTGGATTAGGAACTATCAGTTCTATTTCTATTACCGGAAGTGGTATTGGATATACTTTCACCCCTTCCATAACTATCGCAAATCCAGTCGGATTGGGAACAACACAAAGAGCATCGGCAGATGTAACTATTTCTGGAGTTGGTACAGTTTCTGCAATAACTGTTTCTTCGCCAGGAACTGGATACACTTCCACAAATCCACCAGTAGTTTTGATCGAAAAATCAAGAACTCCCGTTGAAGAAATCAAGACTGTATCCTATACAGGCGACTTTGGAATTATCTCGGGAGTTTCTACAACTTCTGTTGGTGTTGCTTCTACTGGTATCGTATTTGACCTTGTTATTCCAAGCGATTCTCCATTCAGGGATTCTAATATTGTTGGAACTGCAATTACAGTAAGTGGAATTCAGACTGGATACTACTTTGTAACATTGAAAACAAATCTTGGTCTTGGAGTAACATCCTTGAAACAAGATAATAGTGTTGTTGGTGTTGGTTCAACTTTCCTCGACAACATCTATGAAGTCGCTGCTGTTTCTATAGCACAAACTGCGGTTCAAGGTATTGGCATTACATATGTTGCCCAAGTCACAGTTAGTGTTGAAGACTTTAATGGTCTTGTTGGAACAGGATATAGCAACTTCTTCGGTGAGTATAGTTGGGGCAGAATTGCAATTCCAACTAGAACTGATGCAAATGTATTTACATCATATAATAATGGGTTAGTTGGAGTTTCTACATCTCCAATCGTTGAGAGATTTGACCCGCTCAAGTATTTAAACTATAACTAATAAATAAATAAAAACTCGCAAAAATGTCTGCAATTATAACTGACCAATTAAGGATTTTAAATGCAAAGAATTTTGTAGCAGCAGCGACTTCATCTACAAATGCATACTATTCATTTGTGGGTTTGCCGAACGCTACTAATTATTCTTCAACTTGGGATAATGATCCTCCTGCTCCTAAGGATTCCTTTGAGCAGGAAAATGATTATTGGGATACAATGATTGCTGTGAAGAAAATTGGAGGGAGTGATGTCCGCCAAGTAATTAAAAAAATTACCTGGAAATCGGGAACTACTTATGATATGTATCGTCATGATATAAGTAGAACCAATACATCAAAACCTTCAGGTTCAACAAGTTTATATTCCGCAAATTATTATGTTGTAAATGAGGATTTTCAGGTTTATATTTGTCTTGATAACGGAACAGATCCAGAAAATACAACTGGCAAACCATCTTTAGATCAACCAACATTTACTGACCTGGAACCGAGAACTGCTGGAGACAGTGGTGATGGATATATTTGGAAATATCTTTATACAATTAAACCAAGCGATATTGTAAAGTTTGATTCTACAAACTTTATGCCAGTGCCAAGAGATTGGGATTCAAATACAACTGATGCGCCAGTTAGAAATAATGCAAATACAAGTGGACAATTAAAGGTTGTCACAATTACTAATAGGGGTGCAGGCATCGGCACTGCAAACAGAACTTATACTGGAGTTCCTATTAAAGGAGACGGTTCTGGTGCAGAAGCAACTATCGTTATCAATAATGACTCCAAATTAGAGTCTGTAACAGTTTCCAAGGGTGGATCAAATTATACTTATGGAACTGTTGATTTAGTGGCAGGAAATGTTCCTACTGGAACAACAGTTCCTGTTTTCAATGTAATTATTCCTCCACAAGGAGGACATGGTGCAGATGTTTACAGAGAACTTGGAGCATATAACGTTCTGGTTTATTCTAGAATTGAAAATGATACTGAGAATCCAGACTTCATCACTGGCAATCAAATTGCTAGAGTTGGACTTATTGAAAATCCAGAAGCATTCAACTCTTCTACTACACTGACTGCTGATAAGGCAAGTGCATCTTATGCATTGAAATTAGTTGGCACTGGATATAGCACTACGACATTTACTCCAGATGCAGAGATTATTCAAACTGTTGGTCTGGGTTCCACTGCTGCTGGTAGAGTAATTTCCTATGATCAGAACACTGGAGTGCTGAAGTACTGGCAAGATAAGAGCATTGTTGGATTTAATAGTGATGGTTCATTAAAAACAAATCCGAAATATGGATTCAACCTGAACAGATTTACTTCAGACCCTGATTATGGGAATAGTGGCACTGTAAATATTATCGGCGGTAGCGCCACTTTAGGTATTGATACTAATTTTACGGGTGTTTCTACCTCAATAAATAATAGGACATATTACCTTGGAAACTCTTTTACCAATGGTGTTGCCAATCCAGAAGTTAAAAAATATTCTGGAAATATAATTTATGTAGATAACAGACCTTCTATCACAAGGTCAACTAATCAAAAAGAAGATATTAAAGTCATTTTGCAATTCTAAGGAATCATGCCCCAGGAAACTAATCTCAATACTGCACCATATTTTGATGATTTTGATCCTCAAAATAACTATTTTAAGGTTTTATTTAAACCAGGATATCCTGTTCAGGCTAGAGAATTAACAACTCTTCAATCAACTTTACAAGATCAGATTGAAAAGTTTGGTACTCATATCTTCAAAGAAGGAGATTCTGTAACAGGTGGAGGTGTTCGTTACAATAATAATCTTAATTGTGTTATTATTAATACAAACTTCTCAGGAATTAGTGTCACTAATTATGTTAATGATTTAAATGACAAAGTATTAACAGGTTCTGTTTCTGGGGTTAGAGCGAAAGTAAAAGCACATCTGAATGTAAGTGCTTTTCCTGGTCAACCATATACTTTATACATTAACTATATTAGTTCTTCGGTAGATGGGAGTACTGATGTATTTCTTGATGGAGAATCATTACTTGTTGATACTGGTTTTTCAAATAATTTTGTAACTTTTCAAGATGGAGAAGCAGTTGCTACTGCAATCGCACAAAATGCTACTTCAATTGGATCTGCAGCAGTTTTAGATGAGGGAATCTATTTTATTAGAGGATATTTTGTAGAGACTCCCAAACAAACGATTATTTTAGAACCATATAACAATTTTCCAACATATAGAATTGGTTTAGAGGTTGTTGAGGAGTTAGTTAATTCTGATATTGATTCAGATCTCAATGATAATGCTCAAGGATTTTCAAATTATACTGCTGCAGGTGCAGACAGATTAAAAATTAGAGCATATTTAACGAAAAAACTACTTGATCAGAAAAAGTATGAAAATTTTATTGAATTGATGGTGGTTAATGGTGGAGAAATTACTGCCATTAGAAAAGATACAGAGTATAATGAGATTGGAAAGGAATTTGCAAGGAGAACTTACGATGAGTCTGGCGATTATTATGTAAAAGAACCAACTCTTGAAGTTAAGGAAACTTTAAACAACTTAAAAGGAAATAGAGGAGTTTTTCTTGACACTCAATCAACTTATAATGGAAATGTACCATCGGAAAGTCTGGGCACATATGCAATTAGTCCAACTAAAGCATATGTAAGAGGATATGAGGTAGAAACTGTCAGTCCAACATATTTGGACTTTGAAAAACCAAGAACTACAAAACTTTTATCAAATCAAAGCATTAATTATACAACTGGATCAACATATGGTCTTAACAGAGTAAGTGGTTCTCCAATTATTGGATTGTCTACATCTTATACTGTAAGTTTAAGAGATAATAGAATTGGTGCTACTAAAACTGCTGCTGCAGGTAAAGAAATTGGGGTAGCAAGAGTTTATGACTTTGCATTAGAGTCTGGTTCTTATAGTACAACTAATGCAGATGCAAACGTATGGGATGCTTCTCTGTTTGATATTCAACCATATACTACAATTACATTAAATCAAAATATTACGTTGTCAACTCCAACGTATATTAGAGGAAAAGCAAGCGGTGCTACTGGATTCCTTAGATACGGCATAACAAATGCAGGTATTATCACTGCATATAACACGCATGGTAGATTTGCTCAAGGAGAAGAATTTGAATTTGATAGTGTAGAAAATACTAGAGTATCAACCGCAGTAACTGCATATACTACAAAAGACGTTCAGTCAATCTTTGGGATCGTTGGTAGTGCATCTACATTTAATGCTGATGTTATTCAAACTCCTTTAACAGATCTTGGTCAAGTTAATATTACTGGAAATAGTGGTGGTATTAGTACAGTAACCAACACAGATTTATCCAAATTCTTTGTCGGAATTACTACTGTTGGAGATTTAGTATCTTATTCTGTTCCGGGACTTACTGTTCCGACTTTCTCTAAGATTGAGTCTGTTTCTCAACATACGCTTACTTTATCAGGAATTACAAGTGTAACTGATGTTTGTGATGGAAGTCTTCCAAGTTCTAATATCAACCCAAGTGATTTTACAATTCTTTCTTCTAGTTTCCAAGAAGGTTTAGATAAAACTCTTTATACAATTCTTCCAAAGCAAAAAATTGCTTCTGTTGATCTAACTGATTCTAATTTAACTATTAGAAAGCAGTTTGACGTTAATATTACTGCTAACTCTACTGGTTCTGTTTCTTCTGGTTCTGCCCTCGAAACTTTCTTACCTTTTGATGAGGAAAGATATGTTCTTATTAGAACCGATGGCGTCACTGAAGCATTAAGTGCAGATAAGTTTACATTTGGTTCTGGTGGAGCAACTATAACAATTAATGGACTAGGAACCAATAGTCCTGCTAAGTTGATTGCTACTCTAAGAAAGACAAATGTAAAGTCTAAAATTAAGAATAGAAATAAAGTAAAGACAATTACTATTTCAAAATCAAAATATCAGCAATCGGGTATTGGAGCAACCACTTCAAATGATGGTCTTACATATGGTACTGGTTATGGTACTAGAGTTCAAGACCAAGAAGTTTGCTTACTTCTTCCAGATGTATTTAAAGTTCATGGAGTTTTTGAATCTTCAACAACATCTGATGCAGATCTTCCAAAATTGACTCTTACTTCACTTTCTGGACCCACTAATAAGACTGGCGATCTTTTAGATGGAGAAGAGTTTACAAGTAGTGATAGTAATTTTGTTGGAATTTACCTGAACTCTGTTGATGACTTAAATATTAATTTTGTTGCCCAAAATGGTAATAATTTGGTTGTAGGCGAGACAATCACCTTTAAAGAATCTGGAATCACTGCACTTATATCAGTAATTGATAACGGAGATAATAATATCAGTGCTAATTTTACCTTTGATAATGGGCAAAGAGATACAATTTATGATTATTCTAGAATTATTAGAAAGTCAAACGTTAAGGAACCAGAAAAGAGACTGAAAATTGTCTATGAGTATGCAGATTTCTCGTCATCTGATACTGGAGATATTACTACAGTTAATAGTTATGATGCTTTTGGATACTGTCGTCTTCCCAAGATAAATGGAGTTAGTGTTTCTGACATAATTGACATTAGACCTAGAGTTTCTGAATTTACCTCAACAACTTTATCCCCATTTGAATTTAATGCTAGAGAGTTTACTGCTGATGGAAACTCTGCTGCTAATATTCTAGCTTCAGATGAATCTATTCTTCTAGACTATTCATTCTACTTACCTAGAATTGATAAAATTTACTTAAGCAAGGATGGGACTTATCAATTAATTAAGGGAATTGCTGCTGAAACTCCACTTCCACCAAATAATATTGAAAACTCTTTAGAAGTTGCAACATTAACTCTTCCTGCATATCTTTGTAAGGTAGAAGCAGTTGACGTTTCTTTGAATAGACATCCAAGATATACGATGTCTGATATTAAGAAACTTGATACAAGAATTAAAAATCTTGAATTCTACACATCACTTTCGATGATAGAATCAGACACTTCAAACCTCTTTATCAGAGATGTAAATGGACTTAATAGATTTAAGTCTGGATTCTATGTTGATGATTTCTCAACAACAAGAACTCAAATTAAGAAAACAATTGTCAAGAATAGTATTGATATTAAAAATTCAGTATTGAGACCGTCTCACTATACTGATGAAATTGATTTAGTTCTTGGTTCCAATACACTTATTGGAATTGGAACAGCTTCTAACCCAACTGTCGATCAAGCGTTTGCTACAGATTTGTCTACAGCAAACATCATAAAGACAGGTAGAGTTCTTACATTAGATTATGGAGAAGTTTCATATATTACTCAGAATTTTGCATCTAGGACCGAAAATGTAACTCCATTCTTGGTTAATTATTATGCAGGAACTATTGAACTCAATCCAGCTTCGGATACTTGGTGTGATACCACTAAACTTGCTGCAAAGACTATTGAGGTTGCAGGCAATTATGTTGAAACGATGTCACAATTGGAAGCAGGGGGATACGATCCAAAATCTGGATATGGTCCTGTTGTTTGGGGTTCTTGGAAGACTACTTGGACTGGTGAAGATACCAAGAAACATAGTGATAGTGCTTGGCAGGGAAATCAATTTATTAGAACAGATTTCCAAACAGTAACAAAAACTGGAACGAAAACTAGAAACGGAACAAGAAAACTTACTAAAGAAATATTTAATGATATATCGCTAGGAAATAATACACTTAGCACTCAAATTGTACCATACTTAAGATCAAGAAATATTGAGTTTACCTCAAAGAGAATGAAACCATTTACTAGATTATATGGTTTCCTTGATGGTCAAGATGTAAATCAATACATCGTATCAAAATTATTAGAAATTGAAATGACTTCTGGTGTTTTTGAACCAGGAGAAACTGTAGAGGGAAGAATTATTTTCACGGATTCTAATCTCAGTTCATCACAGACTGCACTTCAAAATCAGGCTGATTCTCTTTCCGGTTCATCAAATATGCCTATTGGCAGATCTGGACTCGACTCTGAAGATGATGAACCAGTTTTAGTATCACCAGATAAAAGTGCTCCTCAAATTACATTTAGAGTTGCACAATCTAACCACAAGTATGGTCCATATAATGATGCCACGACAGTATTTGTCAATAATCCTTATAACAAAGATCAGATTATTCCTAAATCGTATTCATCAACTTCTACTATTCTGAATATTGATACATTCAGTTTATCTGAAAAGAATACCAATGATTTCTTTGGATATGTTCAAATTGGCATGAAACTTGTTGGTAAAACAAGTAAAGCAGAAGCAAAAATTGCTAATGTAAGATTATTCTCGGATATTAATGGAACTATACTTGGTACAGTTTTTGTTCCAGATCCAAATGTAGCAACTAATCCCCGTTTTGAATCGGGAACAAAAGTCTTTAGACTTACTAGTGATAAAGACAATTCACAAATTCCTGGATTTGTTACTACTAGTGCTGAAGAAAGATTTGAGTCTAGAGGTACTTTAAATAAAACTCAAGAGAATATTTTATCAGTAAGAAATGTTAGAGTAGAAACTCAAACACAACAAGAGTCTGATTCAGTTACTGAGGAGAATACAACTACAGTAGGAACAACGGTTGTTGGAACATACCAACCATCAGGACCGCAGAACCCTGGTGTTGTGGTCGGACCTGAGAATCCGATCGAACCTGCGGATCCGACACCAAGCGGACCAGGAACAGAAACTTTTATTCCTGTAGTATCGTCTACTGCAGACACGATTAATATTGAGGCGACAAACGTTGATAGAGTAGTTCTTAATGGTGTACAGGCGGCTTACGTTGACATATTGGGCAGAAGACCTGAAACGGGTGGCGAAGCATATTGGACTGACACAAGATATCCAGAACTAATAAATCAGGGGTTATCTCAATCCCAAGCAATTGCTCAAATTAGAAAAGATATTGCAAGTGGTCCAGAAGCAACATACTTAGATAAAGGAGAAATTGCTCGGCAGCAGACACAATATCAAATTACACAATCTACAGCATCTCCTGGTGCAACATTTACTAGTAATTCAGTCGATGCCCGCACCGTGACCCCGACGCGGGCAGCAAATACACAGGAAAACCTTGAAGAAAACCTTATCATAGCATCTTATCGACAAAATTTGGGTAGGACGCCAGTACAATCAGAGATTGACGGTTGGCAAGCGCACGTTGCTGCAAACGGTGGTAATCTTAATGATATTTTATCTGGAATTGAAAACCATCCGTCATCACTTACGCAGAGATGTTCAAATGGTAGAGATCCTCTTGGACAATCCTTCTTTATTAATGAAGATAGTGGCATCTTTGTAACTTCTGTAGATGTTTACTTCAGAACAAAAGATGCAACTTTACCAGTTACAGCACAACTTCGTCCAACAAAACTTGGAATTCCAACTAGCGAAATATATCCATTCAGTGAAGTTGTTATCGATCCTGATGATGTTGTAGTTTCTGATGATGCATCTCTTTCTACCAAAATTACATTCAAGTCTCCAGTTTATTTAACTGGTGGTGAATATCATTCTATAGTACTGCTTTCTGATAGTAATGAATATACTGTTTGGATTTCTAGACTTGGTGAAATTGATGTAACCTCTGCAAATGAAGATGAATCTAGACAAGTTGTTGTTACTGCACAACCACTTCTTGGTTCTCTATATAAGTCACAAAACGGAGAAACTTGGAATCCAAGTCAATATGAGGATCTTAAGTTTATCTTAAATAGAGCAATATTTGCTCCTCAAGGAACAGTCAATTTCTATAATCCAATTACAAATATTGATACAGATAATTCAAAATTTGTAATTAAGGACGCTATAGAAATTTCTTCCAATAGAATTAGAGTTGGTCTCGGTTCTACTCTACAAGAACCCAATTTGACTTTTGGAAACACTATCAGTCAGCACGGTTCTAATGCAACTGGTAATTATGTTGGTTCTGCAGGAACAGCAACTGGTTCATTAACTATTACTAACTCTGGTATTGGTTATACTCCTTCTTCTGGTTATTTTGTATATTCAAATGTTACTGCTAGTAATGTCACTGGAACTGGAAGAGATGCAACCGTAAACCTTGCTATTGAAAATGGAGTTGCTCTTGCAGCAACCATCTCCAATGGTGGAACTGGATATTCTGTAGGTGATGTATTGACGGTAACTAATGTTGGTTTAAATTCTCTTGGACGAAACATTAGACTCTCGGTTGGTGATATTACAGGGATCAATGAACTGATTATTGATAATGTTCAAGGAGACTTCCTGGTTGGATCTGTTGGAACAATGAGGTACACCAATAACTCTGGTATAACTACAGATATCAACTCAAGTAGTGGTGCAAATGTTACCATACCCGCAGCACCAATTAATGTAACCGATGGTTTACACATCAAGGTTAATCAAAAGAACCATGGTATGCATTCTACTATCAATAGAGTTCAGATTGCTGATGTTGCTGGAGACGTTCCGTCAACCAAATTGACTGCAAACTATCCAACATCTTCTACTGCTGACATTACTGTTGCAGATGCAAGCAACTTTGGAACATTTGAGAACGTGGGAGTTGGAACTACAAATCTTGGATATGCCAAGATTGGTGAAGAGATTATTTCTTATAGCGGAGTATCTGGCAATAATCTGACTGGAATTACTCGTTCTGTTGATAACACTCTTGCGTTTGGATATGACACTGGAGACTTCATTCAGAAGTATGAATTGGGATCTGCTTCTCTTCGTAGAATCAATAAGATTCATAACTTGGCAGACTCTACACTAACAGATTCTATTGGATTAGACTTCTATAATATTAAACTTGATATGTCAGAAGATGGTGTAGACAGAAGTGTTGGAACAAGTTTCCCAAAACTTTATCTCAATAGCACCAAGTCCGCAGGTGGAAATAAGATTAAGACTACTGAAAACATTCAGTATGAAATCATTACACCAATTGTTGAAAATATTACTCCTCAAGGAACCAATATTGAAGCACAGGTTAGAACGATTAGTGGCACTAGTATTGATGGAACTGAAATTTCTTACATTGATAAGGGATTTGAACCAATTACACTGAATGGAGAGAACTATCTGGATTCTTCAAGACTTATTGCATCTAGAATCAATGAAACTAACTTGCTTCCTACTCTGCAAGGAAATAAATCATTGACTCTTGCATTAACATTAACGTCTGCGAACGCCGCCCTTTCTCCTGTTATTGACTTGAATCGTGTCGCAATGATTCTTACCTCAAATAGAGTCAACAGACCAATCACAAATTATGTAACTGATAATAGAACTTCAAACCTCCTTAATGATCCGAACTCATTTGTTTATGCATCCACTCCAATTTCCCTGGAAGCACCTGCAACTGCAATTAAGATCTTCATGGCTGCGAATATCAATAGATTTAGTGATGTCAGAGCATTCTATGCAATTGCAAATGAAGAAACTGACCAATTAATCTATCAACCATTCCCAGGTTATTCAAACCTCCTCCAGAGTGGTCAGGTCATTGATAGTTCACAAAACGATGGTTCTCCAGATAAGTTCTTTACTAAGTCGGATACACTCGCACTGATTGAAAGTCAAGTAAGATATACTGACCTTGAATTTACAATTGATAATCTGCCATCCTTTAAATACTTCAGTGTAAAACTTGTTGGTACTTCAACTAACCAAGCATATCCACCAAGAATTAGGGACTTTAGAACCATCGCCCTTGCATAATTATGGACTATACAAAAGTAGAGGGTCATGTAAGTCTTGTACGTGACCCCGATACAAACGCAATTTTAAATGTAAACATGAATGATTATGAAAAGTATATTGCCCAAAGACAAGAAAAACAAAAAGAAGATCACAGAATAGAAAACATCGAAAATGAAGTTTCTGAGATTAAATCAAACCTTGACGAAATCAAAGATCTTCTTAAAAATCTATCCAAATGATTTGTAATCGAAGTCGTTCCCCTAAATATTACAGGATAAGTCGTACAAATGGCGCAACCAACATCTAGACAAGAATTAATAGATTATTGTAAAAGGCAATTGGGAGCTCCAGTCCTCGAAATTAATGTTGCCGATGAGCAAGTAGACGATCTTGTAGATGATGCGCTACAATATTTTCATGAAAGGCATTTTGATGGAGTAGTACAGACATATTTAAAATATAAGATAACTCAAGAAGATATTGACAGAGGGAAGGGGACAAATTCAGTAGGTATTGTAACAACAACAGCAGATGCAACTATTGTTGGAACAGCAACAACATTTAGTTATACTGAAAATAGTAACTATATCCAAGTTCCTCCTTCAGTAATTGGTGTTAATAAAATTTTTAGATTTGACAGTAGCACAATATCAGGTGGAATGTTTAGTCTAAAATATCAATTGTTTTTGAATGATATATACTTCTTCAGTTCGATGGAGATGTTGACATATGCGATGACAAAGACAACTCTTGCTGATATTGATTTTTTATTGAATCCAGAAAGTCAAATTAGATTTAATCAAAGACAAGATAGATTATATCTGGATATAGATTGGGATAGTATTTCAGTAGATGAATATATTATTTTAGATTGTTGGAGACTTTTAGATCCCAATGATTTTACAAGAGTTTATAATGACTCATTCTTAAAAAAATATTTGACAGCATTAATTAAAAGACAATGGGGTCAAAATTTAATTAAATTCCAAGGAGTAAAATTACCTGGTGGTATAGAACTTAATGGAAGACAGATATATGATGATGCTCAGAGAGAACTTGACCAGTTGTTAGAGAAAATGTCTAATACATATGAACTTCCACCTTTAGATATGATTGGATGATATGCTTAACCCATTTTTCCAGCAAGGTTCAAAAACAGAACAGTCTTTAATACAAGACTTAATTAATGAACAACTCCGTATGTATGGAGTAGAAGTTTATTATATTCCAAGAAAATATGCTACAACAAATACTATTATAAGAGAAGTTATAGAATCTAAATTTGATGATGCACACCCTCTTGAGGCATACTTAAACACTTATGAGGGATATGATGGGCAAGGAACTATTTTGTCAAAGTTTGGTGTTCAACCTTTAGATGATTTAACTCTTACGATCTCAAAAGAAAGGTTTGAAGAGTATATCACTCCTCTTACAAAAAACTTAGCAGATATTGAACTTGCTACTAGACCAAAAGAAGGTGATTTAATATATTTTCCATTAGGAGATAGACTTTTTGAAATTAAGTTTGTAGAACATGAAAAACCATTCTACCAACTTCAAAAAAACTATGTTTATGAACTGACTTGCGAACTCTTTAGATATGAAGATGAAGTTCTTGATACTGGAATTGATCAGATTGATGATAATGTTAAGGATGAAGGTTATATTCAAACTCTGACTCTCGTTTCTAGCGCGGCAACAGCAACAGCAAATACTTATATTGTTAATGGTGGTGTAAGACTCTTCACACTTTCAAATAGAGGTGACGGATACTCTTCAGCACCAAGAGTTGCTATTTCTTCTGCGCCAGCGGGTGGACTCACTGCTGTTGGTGTTGCAACTATGATTGGCGGATTAGTTGACTGTACTGGAGATAAATCAGATTCTAAGGTTCAGGGTGTAGAAGTAGTAAATGCTGGTTATGGGTACACTGTAGCACCTTCTGTAGCGTTCTTTGGGGGCGGCGGAGCAGGTGTAGCAGCAACCGCTACAATCGGAGATGGTGTCATTGGTATTGTCACTGTCACAAGCGGTGGTTCTGGATATAGCACTGCACCAGGTGTTTCCTTTACAAACGAAGTATTCCTTTCTGGAGTTGCGACTGCTACAGCAAGGGCCCACGCATACATAAGTGGTGCGGGTATTGTAACAGCAGTCTACATTACAAATGCTGGTCTTGGATACAGTGTTACTCCAACTGTTCAAATTTCTGCACCAGTTGGTTTTGGTACAACTGTTGGAATTGGTACATTTACTTATAACGAAGTTATCACTGGAAGTGTAAGTGGAAATACCGCTCGTGTAAGAGAGTGGGATGCAACAACAAATACTTTAGAAGTTGCAAATCTCACTGGAGACTTCTTATCAAGTGATATTATTCAAGGTGCAGAATCTGGAGCAATTTATAAGATTAGAGTTGTTAATACAGATAATCTTGTAGATCCATACGCTCAAAATGATCTCTTTGAGAGTGAAGCATCTAGTATTCTTGACTTCAGCGAACGCAATCCTTTTGGTAATCCATAAATAGTATATCGTATTGGTTGAAAGATGTTTGAGTATTTTTACCACGAAATATTAAGAAGAACCGTCATTGGATTTGGATCACTCTTTAATGATATCAATATCCGTCATACGGATTCTTCTGATAATACTGTAAGTGAACTTAAGGTTCCACTTGCATACGGTCCTACTCAAAAGTTTCTTGCCAGACTGGAGCAGGTATCAGACCTGAATAAATCAACTCAACTTTCTCTCCCAAGAATGTCTTTTGAGATGATTGGTTTGAATTATGATTCTTCCAGAAAAGTATCCTCTACTCAAACATTTATTTCTGCACTTGGCAGTGATAAGAAAAAGGTACGAAAGACCTTTATGCCCGTTCCATATAACATGGCATTTGAGTTAAGCATATATTCAAAATTAAATGATGATATGCTTCAAATTATAGAGCAGATTTTACCATATTTTCAACCTTCATATAATTTGACTGTTGATCTTGTAGATCAAATCGGAGAGAAAAGAGATATTCCTGTGATATTTGAAGGTATTACAATGTCTGACGACTATGAAGGAAACTATCAGA